CTAGTAATGTCACCGCCTTGACCACCGTGAGCGGTTATACCACCCGACTTCCCTACACCTTGCAGGTCAAATACTGTGTTCTGACCAGTAGTTCCGGGGACGCCTGAAATGCCATTAGTACCACCATCGCCACACGTGTATGAATATTGCTGGCCGGGTACAACGGGGTAATTCTGCTCCGCAGCATATTCGCCACCGCCGCCGCCACCGCCGCCGCTAGTAGCGTTACCGCCACCGCCGCCGCCGCCGCCTCCCCAGCATTCAACTTGCACGCTAGAAAGCCCAGTAGGGCATGTCCACGTTCCGCTAGAAGGGTAGTACGCAGGACTGTAAATGTTAGTAGGAGGCGCAGCCAGGGCTATCATCTCGTAAATAACATTCGTAGTCCATACGGTAATAGGACTCGAAGTAGACGCTATATCCGGGAGCAACGCGCTAATGCGATTATTCGCGGATTGCGCTACTGACGCGATATTAGTGGGAGTTATCTTTGGTGTGGGGGGCATTAGAACTTCACCCTATCCGGAATAACTACAGCCCGAGATACGTTTTCAAGAGTGTGAGCGAAAATTGGCAGCCTGTGCCAGGCTATGAGGGACTGTACGAGGTCAGTGACCTGGGGCATGTCCGTTCCTTTCCGCGAGTCACGCGAAGCGGTGTAAGGGGCGGTAAAATACTAAAGCCTTACCCACGTCGCGACGGCTATCTAGAAGTCTACCTGTATAAAGAGCCTAGGCGTAAAGTTTCAAAAATTGTGCACCGCCTAGTTCTAGAAGCTTTTATAGGTCCGTGCCCTGAAGGACACGAAGCACTTCATGGAGGTAATAGCAAGACCGATAATCGCCTCGAAAATCTGAAATGGGGAACGAGGTCCCAGAACATGGGAGAAGACCGTGTGAGAGACAAGCAATCAAATAGAGGCGAGAGAAGTGGCCACGCGAAACTAACGTGGTCAGACGTTTGCGAGATTCGTAAACTAGTTTCCGAAGGGGAATCTCAGCATACGCTAGCTAAGCGTTACGGTATAGCCGTACAAACCTTGAACGCTGCCGTCCTCTATAAGACCTGGAGGTATCCTCCAGCACAGTGGCGATGCCCGTGCTAATACTTAACACGGTCGGTATACCATCTTGGATTATAGCGTACGCCGATATTAGGTGCGCCATAAGTGGAGTAGGCAAGGATGAAATTGTCTCCCGGTGTAAGGAAGAACGGTCCTCCTGAAAGCACAGCTGAATCCAAGACACTGACGGAACGCTCCGGACCTTGCGGGGAACCAAGCACCGGGCTGATGTCCGTATCAAAGTCAGGCTCGTCAATGTAGTAGTTTGCGTACTTACCATAGCCGGGGTTAGCGTTGTTAACATTGACTAGAACGGTCTGGCCGGTAGTATCAAGGAAAAGTATATCCATGAATCGGTCGCCGCTTTCGCTGCTAATTACGCCGTAGGTGTAGAACGGCTCCTGGTTACTGGGGTCGTACTGCTTGATAGGCAGCGGAAGGTTACCCAGTGAGATTATGCCGTTCACAATATCAGTTGCAGGTGTCACTAGCCGAGTAACTTGCATACTGTAGCCAGGGCCGCCAGCGAATTCATACTGGGTAACTGTTACAGTAATTCGCCGCGTGATATTAGTTCCGACCGAAGTCGACCAGTTGTAATTAGCCAGGAATACTGCGTAAGTACCGTTGAATTCAGCACTGCGCCACGGTATCACAGAGGACATCGTGTATTCCCGGCCGTCTGGTGGGTCTGTGACAGGAATTGGGCTAACAGGATTGAAGGTGTCCGGCGATTCGTAACCAGGCATGTGTAGAATTAGGTTATCAAATGCTTGCAGCGGCGGCGCGTAAGTTAGCCTTACGCGGCCATTGCCTCCGGAACCACCTAGGTTGATACCACCCACACTACTCATTGCACCAGAGCCGCCACCACCAGGGGCACCACCTTGGACGCCCGCAGACGTTGCCTGAGGACCTGTAGCGCCCTGGCCACCGCCGCCATAGCCTGCGCCTCCGGTGTCAAAACCGGGGAAGCCGTGACCCGATGAGTTCGCTGAAGCGCCACCGCCACCGCCCCACCAAGGCATTGACAAAGATACTGCTACTGCACCGATTGCAGCGCTAGCCGTAGTGCTTGCTGTTAGCGTAGAAGCGGCTGCTGTGCCAATATTGTACTGAGCGTTAATCTGCATGTTCATTGTGCCTGCGCCACCAGAGTTGTTGATGGCTACGTTAAGGGCACCGGTAGCAGACAGCGTAACAGCGTTACTGCCTGTGGTAAAGCCCGCGTACATGGTGAAGTCTCCGGCCTTAGTAGGCGCACCGGACGTTAGTGTCACACTAGTAGTGCCGTTAGTGGAGGCCGTACCTCCAGTATCGCAGGCTGTACAGTTAGGAATATAGAAAGACCTTACAACATGTGCCTGGTTAACTGTATCAGAGATAGTTATAGTGCCGGGGTTGTGTGTTACAGGGGCTGTAAGTACGGTCAGGAATGCAGTTGTAGCACCGTTGCTGCCAGTTACCTGCGCAGTGTAGGTGTTACCTCCTACATCCGCAGCGGTTACAGTGCTAGTTCCGGGGCGCTCTACGAATAGAACTATTACACCCGTATTCAGCGTCGTAAAGGTAAACCGAGGCGTTATAGTTCCTGAAGTTCCAGTAAACGTGTCGCCCGCTGTAGTAGTAGGCAGGGATACCGTAGCTGCACCTTGATTGGCAAGCACGAACGGCAGGGAAATACCGCCCCAAGTAGTGCTGGAGGCCCACGTCATACCGTGACTTCCACGACCACTGGTGTTCGGAGGAGTAATAGTGGATGTTACTGCGCCGAATAGCGCGCCACCAGAAATAGACCAGCCTAGGTTAGTGTAAAGCTCAGCGTCGTCAGAGCCTGTGCCTGCGTTACCTGTACTGGAGACGGTCGAACTGTTGCCCCAGAAGCCCCAGTTAAATTCAGTAGTAGTAGCATCAGTATTACCGAGTGTCAAGCTAGCGGCTGTTCCAGTTCCGGTATTAGTGACGATATTTGCCGTGTTAAGTTCAATAGCGTTATTCATATACCACCAGCTAGCCGCATACTGCTGAGCTGTAGCTGACGATATTGTCAGAACTGTCGTACCGTTTGTCACCAAGGCAGCCAGGGGCGTCGTAAAGGCGTACATGTGTCCCGTGCCTATTGCTACGTCAGCCGCTGGCTGATAGACGTTGCCCGCACTATCCGATACTGTAAGGTCGCTTACAGCAGCCGCTGCGAGGACAACTACCGCACCAATACCGTTAACCGAAGTACCCGTGGCTGTTACTGTTCCGGTACCAGTACTGTAGCTAAAGGTCGCAGCGAGCTGTCCTGAACTGGAGCTGCCCTGAGTGGCTAGACCATTATTGCCTGTAGCGTTGGAGTACGGATAACCCTGACCACCGTTGAAGTGTGTGGAGTTAGAAGAACCGGTGCCTCCTGCCGCTCCCGCTGCTGTATTGTTAGCTACGGTACTACCGCCGTGGGCGGTTACTATAGTGCTCGTTAGGCCAGATGCCCCAAAAGTGGTGTTGCTGCCGTTAACAGGAGAGCCTAGGTTCACCTGGTAAGTAAGCTTTACTTCCCCGGTACTTCCGATGCCACCCTTGTAGTTCTTGCCGTTTGAGCTGTAGCCACCGCCACCGCCACCGCCAGGTGTAACACCAGTTCCGGGGAAGCCGGGAACACTAGCGCCTACGCCGCCATTACCACCACCATTGGTGCCTGTAGCACCAGCGCCACCCGTAAGGTGAGCACCTTGTCCTGTGTTAGTTCCTCTAACGCCCGCAGCGCCGTTAACGCCGACACTAGTAGTCCCTGCACCAGCGGCACCACCACCGCCCGCAGACCCCGGAGAAGCGCCTCCTACGCCGCCGTTGTGGTGCGTAGTGTTAGTCGAACCGTGACCGCCCTTACCGCCACTTGCGCCACCTGTAGCCGGGGATGCGCCTCCGCTAGCACGCACGGTAACAGCATCACCTATGAACCAGGAGGCAATACCGTCTCGCGCTACTGTAGCCGCCGTGTTTGTGCCTGTGTTAGGTACGCCCGCACGTCCTACCTGAAACTGGTAGGTGTTTCCGGGAGTTACTGCTAGTGTTGCTTCTTTAGCGTATTCACCACCGCCGCCTCCACCGCCGCCTGCTGCTCCAGCAGCGCCGCCGCCCCAGCATTCAACCTGAATAGAGCTAACGTTTGGCGGGCACAGCCAGTGTCCAATTCCTGAAGCAGTCCACGTTTGAACGGTATTGCTTAGCTGACCACCTGAACCGCCCGCTCCGATGGAGTACGGAATCTTTGTCCCAGGTGTTACGGTAAGAGCAGGTTCCATGGCGTACTCGCCACCGCCACCGCCACCGCCAGCGTAATTAGTACCTGTATTGTACGACGAGCCGCCGCCGCCGCCACCCCAGGCTTCAGCTTGAATACTGTAAACGCCCTGCGGTACAGTCCAGGAACCAGATTGCGTGAATTCCTGTACTACGTTACCTGGCTGGGACGGTAGCTGAGCTTGTACGGAAATAGGTGAACGCGCCGAACCAGGAGCGCCAAATACATTGAACAGATTAGCGCGAGGTGTTCCGGGATTATTGTTGATGGTAGTGGGCAGGCCCTGCAACATGCTTAGCCACGCGTGCATCTTAATATAACCGGACGTGCCGCCACTACTGTGGTTAGTGAAGGTTACGGAGTAGCTGGATACGTTAGCATAATTGAATACATTATTACCCTGCGGAATAGGTACAGTAAGCCTGCTCCAGGTAGGAGCAGATGCGTTCTTACTCCACTTAACTCCATTAAAGGTCTTACTGAATTTAAGCTTGTTATTAGCGTTGTCTGTCAGAGTCCAGCGGAATACGATAGTGGACTTGAATGTGGGGTCATAAGCGTAGTCGTAATCATAAGCCTGACCGAACCACCACTGCAAAGAAGTAAGTCCTACAAGATTGAAACCAAGGCTAGACCGGGTGAAGGTAGCAGCAGGGTAAGGTTGTGTGACAGGACGCGGAGGCATGTAGTGAACAGCGTTACCTACGCCGCCAGGCAAGCTCACATTAGTAGCTGAAGGTGTACGGTAAGGACCAATGGGAGTAGGTCCAGCGGCTATATCATCAACGTAAACCTGGTAGTTATTGTTACCGGTTGCCGCTATTGCACCAAAATAGAAGTTTGCAGGTGCTGAACCAGGGCCATTGCCCATTAGCACATTGTTGAAAGTCTTTGATTCTTGCGGTGTGGTACTGTCACCTATATACCATGAAACTGTAGCGCTGCCACTTACCGCCGCGTTAACTATATTGGGGCTAAGGCTCATTTCAACGCGTATCCACGTTGCCGTAGAAAGCGCTACACTCATTGCGTATTGAGCACCTGTACCTGTTACGAAGTTAAGCGTACCGCTAGGGTTAAGGAATACTCTTCCGTCGTCCTGAGTATTGGCGGCGTTATTACACTGCATCAGGCAGACCTGCGTTGCGGCTGCTGGGAGCGCCGGAAGGTAGTAGTAAGCTCGCATATATGCTGTTTGCGCTGAAAGCGTTGTTGCAATTTCCAGGTAAGCAGCGCCCGCAGATGCGCCTGAATTGCAAAGAGCAGACAGTGAACCGTGCGCAGCGTGCGCATTTGAGTAGACTGCCGTTCCGGTGCCTGAAGTGTGAGGGCTTGCGTTTGCGGTAACGTACGGGTCCGCAGTTGTAGGTGCCAGGTTACCCGTAGAAATCGTAGTGCCACTTGTACTGGTCTCAAAGTCGTGGAACTGATAGTTAAGAGTGGACCAACGCGTGTCCCATTGCCAGTTAGTGTTTGTTCCAGCTCCGACAAAACCGTCCATAGTAACGGCTCCGGCTGATGCCTGACCATTAATGATATTGCTAGAGAATGCTAGGTCTTTAGTGCCATCAATTCCGCTATGCCCGTAAGGCATTGCCTGGAAAGTTAGCGTCATTGTGGTGTAAGCGGTGCCTCCGCTGCCAGCCGTAGGGTCACGGTTGTAATCGAAGCCGTAAGACACGACTGTAGGCTGCGCCCTGAAGCAGTCAAATACAAGAGGCAAACCATTACTTGCGGGAGTCCATGTTAGCTTCCAAAGCTGCTGGTCGATGAGGTACATTATGTACTCTCGGGCGGCCTGCACGATTGCTTGGGAAGTTCCTTCAATAAGGATAGGTAGCGTGATAGTCCTGTTAGAGGCCCTGTAGCCAAAGGGACGTTCACCGTCTAGCAACAGTGACTCAACTACGTCAGACGTAGGCTGCGGTGCCCCTAGGTCATAGGAATTCTGGAATCCAAAGGCGACGGAGTTAGTAGAAGGAGGAGCAAGAAGTCGGAAGGTAGCGCCTACACCATTACCGTCTATTAGTTCGGGGATATCCGAAGGGACACCTGCGGGTCCTCCGATAAGCTCAACAATGCCACTGATAAGCAGACTGTCGTAGTTACCATCACCAACAGCTAGCGGGGTCCAGTCCCAGCCTAGAATCGCATTAGCGTTAGACTGGCTCCAAGGCTGGTAACCGTTCGCAAACGCGGCATTCTGATTAATCTCGTAATCGAGGTTGGTGTTATTAGTGTTGTAAAGTCCTGCCTGGACGACAGACAGTGTGTTAGTGGACGCAGGAGAGCCATTGAATTGGATAGTGAGTGTGGCGTAAGAAGTAGCAGCCGGTGCAGTTCCCGCTGTTGTGCTAATGGTGTACAGCGTATTAGCTGTCATTGAAGTTTGCGTAGCAGTGACAGTTCCGACCGACACGTTGGAGGAGTTGAAGTAGTTGACTGTGATAGTAACGCCGGACGCCCAGGTAGCGCTAACGCGACAAATTACCGTGAACTGATAGGTCGTAAAGCTGTCAACATAGATGGGCTGGACGTTCTCAGATACGACAGTAGCGTTGGACCCTGACGCGTTAACAGTCAACGCATAGGGGTACTTGGTGCTACCGGTGTATACAGGCATGAAAGTCCCTTCTCAATTCCTATGGCACAGTCTAGTCTAACGACCGAGCTGCGTAAACCCTGACATCGCAGAATGTCCGGCACCACGTGATTGTGCTTGCGCCATTTGCTGCGGCTGCTGCCGATTAATGGTAACTAGCTGCCCTAGCAGTTGAAGCATTGTGTTCGCCTGATACGTTGTCATACCAGGACCGCCTGCTCCTCCACCGTTAGGTGTAGTACCCGGTAGGATACGCTCAGGCCCACGCTCTCCGAAGGAATAGCGCTTACCCGAAGCACCAATACCAAACACAGGCTCAGGAATAATACCGCCCAGCGCATAACCACGACCAGAGCCAAGGCCCATGCCGTTAGTCATCAGACGGTCACCGTACTTGTGCTTGGCGTAATTAATCGCCGCCGCGATATTAGCCATCGGGTCGTCAATATTGCTGCTGGTCCCTGGCCAGTGGAAGGACTTGAATGTGGAAGGAATTACCTGAAGTAGTCCCTGAGAAGGGTGTCCTGCCTTGGCGTTGCTGTCCCATAGGTTTATAGCACTGGGGTTACCGGAACTTTCTGTGCTTATCTGGAATAGAACTTGGTTAAGCAGGCTCTGCGGCTCACCTTCCATAGCCAGGACCTTACTTACGTCAGGTGCCCAGCGAGTAACATTCTTGCCAAGCGCTGTGTTAACGCCCTTAATAGGCCCTGCCGCTGCGTTAGCGGCTGCTACTTGGGCCAGGATGTCAGAGTGCGTAGAACCACTTGCAGTCTTCAAAGCAGTCTTGAGCTTAGGGTTGCTAACCACGCCGGTGTAAGCGCGCATGGTCTTCAGCAGCGGGTCGTCGCCTAGAATGCCAAGGTCTGAAAGTTCCTGTGCGTCTGCCATAAGCGTCTTCAGCTTAGACGGAGCAATTAGCTTGCTCAGTCGACCGTTATCCTTGTGGTCAAGAATAGCCATCTTCTTGTCGGCAGCTTCAGCCAAGGCAAGGTAATGCTGCGCCTTAGCGATACTTCCAGTCTTAGTGTGAGTAGCGGCACGCTCATGTGCAGCTTCTGCTAGCAGGTGCTTCCTTTGTGCCCCTGTGTGTGAGTAAGATACTTGGCTGCGGTCAACGGCAGCCTGGTGTAGCAACTTTTCCTGCTGATTCTTGCTGTACTTAGGCCGATTAGCCTCAGCCGTGAGCAAGGCCGCCTCGTGCATGAGAGCCTTCTTAGCCGCAGGCTTAATATTTGCGTGAGTAGAAGCAAACGCATCGTTATTAGCGACAGCAAGTAGCTTCTTACGCTCTGCTGCGGTGTGAGAGAATGCGTGAGCTTGTGCTGTCAGCTTATTAGCCTTATTAAGGATGCTACGGTCCTTTGCTGTTTTTGTACTGCGAGCATCAGCTTCAGACGTGAACTTATTAGCAGCCGCAATATCAGCAGCTTTCTGCGCGGCTGTGGGAGCCTTAGTAGTGGCTTGCTTCGTAGAAGCGTCTGCCAACACTAGAGCTTCGTCGTAGTAGTGCACTACCTGCTTTAGCAGATTGTTGTAGGCATTAATATCCTGCGCTTCAGTAGGCTTCTTCTTGAAATGAGGTGCAGGCTTATGAGCAGGTGCGTGCTTAGCCTTTGCTGCTGCCGCTGCCGCAGTCTTGCTGCCACCAGCTCCGGCGTCGCCAACAAGGCCACCCTCTCCGAACTTGAAGGTGAAAGCTCCTACGTTGGACTGAGGTCCAGGCATTACAGCGCCGCCACCGAACTGAGCACCTGCGCCGTAACGCATAATGGTCAGGTTACCGGCCGCCTGTGCGTTGGAGAAGATAGTGCCAGAGTTAGTGCCGTAAGCGGAGAACATCTTGTTCGGGCCAACACCGAAGCCAACGTGTCCAGGCCACACTAGAACGTCGCCGGGCATAATCTGACTTGGGTTGCTTCCGACAGGGTGAGCACCGGGCAGGCTTGTGAAGGAGGATGCTGTAGGTCCGTGAGACTTACCACCACCAGTTACAGAAGACCAGGAACCGCCAGGCAATGCCAGACCCAGGTCGTGGCCCAGGACCCAGGAAGCGAACGAGGAACAGTCCCAACCCGTGGTCGGGTTGGATGCGCCACCCCAGCGGTAAGGGTGGCCTACGTAGCGCTCTGCGTCCGATAGGATGCGTGAGGAACCGGCCGCTGGGGCGCTACTTACTCCCGCAGCTCCGGGCGCAATCGGACCCATTCCCTTGAAGCCCCGCAGAGAAGCGTAAAGCTGGGTGGCCAAACCAGGGCGCGTGTCAGAAAGGTGAACGGCGGGACGCTCGAATGCACTGGACCACAAGTCACCAGCGGCAACCGGGTCGGTCATCTTCATCAACTGACCCCACGGGCCATTTGCCTTACCGTAACCGACGATTCCGGCCATCTGCACTGCAAGGTCTCGTGAAGCATTACCAGTCGGGCCGTGGTAGCCAGCGGGCAAGCCAATGTTGTTGCCAGTCCATCCAATAAGGCCGTAACCACCAGAACCTACAGACTCCGGGTTACCCGCAGATTCACCGTAAACAACAGATGCGATACCCGCAGCCGCAGCAGCCGAAGCTCCTTGAGACATCAAGTACCGACCGATTTGGTTCAGGTTAGCCATGGCATTACCCGAAACTACTCCTCCAGGAATAGCTCCGCTGCTGCCTGCCATCATGATGGCCGACTGCACAGCCTGAATACTGGAGACTAGTTCACTGGTGACCATCGGTCCTAGCTTTGCTAGCTCGCCGCTTAGCTTAGCCGGAATAGTTAGCAGCTGACTGCCTTCAACAGGCATTTCGGCTACGTTACCGCCAGTCTGCGTGGTCAGCAGACCACCGGAACCAGCGACAGGACTGGTCGTGGCACCTACGATACCGCCGCTAGCGAATCCGGGGATACCCTTACGCTTAGCCTGTGTTGCAAACTCGGCTGCGTGATTCTTCGGGATAACCAGTTCACCAGGCATGAGCATTGCAGGCACGGAGTCGTGATTTCCCCAACCAGGGACGCTACCGCCGCCAGCAAAGTGTGAAGGTACTAGACCACCTTGTGCGAGTCCAAGAGACTTCAGCACACTGCTGCCTAGGTTACCCGCAGCCTTCATGGTGTTAGCGATAGCCGCGCTAACAGTAACCTCAGCGCCAACCTTACCGCCACCATCCACGTTGGTGTGGACGTGCACGCCGTAGTTACCGGACATCCTCTTAAGGGAGTTCCACATAGCGTCGGCTTCAGTCTTGCTGTAGCCCAACTTCTGCGCCAAGGTGTTGAATGCCTGGTGAGACATCGTAGCCTTGTGCGTAATCTGGTCAAGGTACTGCTGCTGTAGCGTGCGCCACAGAGCGTCAGCCTTTACCGTGCTAACGTGCCACGCATTGCTTAGGGCATCGAACTGGCTCTTGTTACGCGAAGCCTTAGCCGTCAGCGTGTCGAAGTACTGCTGGTGCAGCATGTTCCACAAAGTGTTAGCTTCACCGGTGCTGATGTGCGCAGAACGTGCCCAGGCATCGAATGCGCTCTTGCTTACGCCAGTCTTGCCTGTAAGCGCGTCTAGGTACTGCTGGCGCATCATTGACCACAGTTGGCTAGCTGCACCTGTGTTGACACCGAACTGGTGAGCTAGCTTTTGCAGCTGACTATTGGTCACTCGCGACTTGTTAGACAGCATGTCGAACTGCTGCTGACGGGACTGCGCCCACATTTGTGCGGCGGCGGTATTAGTAATACCGAAACCCTTGGCCAAGCGTATGAATGCACTGTAGCTTACGTTAGCCTTGTTGGTCAGCGTGTCCAGATACTGACGGCGCAGCATGCTCCACAGTGCGTTAGCCTGAGTCCGGTTCAAGCCAAGTGTGTCAGCTAGTCGTCCGAGCTGGCTGTGAGTAATGCCCGCCTTACCCGACAACGCGTCCAGGTACTGCCGGTGCATTACGGCCCACAGTGTCTGTGCCTGAGTTCCGCTAACTCCGAACTGGTGGGCCAGGGACTGTAGCTGACCTACAGTAATGCGAGACTTGCCAGACAGCATGTCGAACTGCTGCTGGTGTGCTCGTTCCCACAAAACTACAGCACTAGAAGCTGTAACACCGAACTGGTGGGCTAGCTTCATGAACGCGCCGAGCGTGCCGGCGGCCTTGTTCTTCAGCATGTCTAGGGAACCGTCGTGGAACTTGTTCCACAGAGCGTCAGCCTGGGTCTTGCTAATGCCGAACTGCCTTGCCAGCTTCTCAAACTCAGTTCGCGTGCCAGCGGTTTGATGGAGCAGTCCCTGAAGACCGTTTTCCTTAAGCCGACCCCACAGCTTGGTAGCTTCCTGGGCACTCATTCCCATAGATTCACCGAAGTGAACCCAGGCAGCTCGCGAAGCTGTGACGCTGGTGATGTTAATCTGCGTGGCCTTAGCCACCTGAGCCATGGATAGGGCAGCGGTGCGGTTAGCAGCAGCATTAGCATTTGTGGCAGCGTTGTTCTTGATAAGCGCGTCAGCCATCTTAGTGGCTGTAGCCTGGCTAACGCCCATCTGCTCTAGATAGGCTTCCAAGGATTGCCGTGCCATGCCAACGTTATGCGTTTGCATCAAGAATGCCTGAGCTACAGGTTGTGCAGCCTTCAACATCTGGCCCCAGCCCTGACCACCGACTTGAGAACCAGCCTTTACCCACGCGAGAGTAGCTTTAGCCAGGTTCTCAAGCTTCGGCCCCATGTTTTCCGCTGCCATGATGGCGTTGGACTCCGCTGTCAGAAGCTGTGAGTTCATGGTCTGAGAAAGCCGTGCTACGTCCTGGTTAAGGTTAGAGCTAGCAACCGTCAACAAGTTCATCTGCTTGTTAAGGTCACCAGTAGCGTTGGAGGCATTACCTGCCCACTTGGTGATTGCCTGGAAGTCAGTAGTACTGCCTGTAAAGCCCCCAGTCTGTGCCAGAGCGCCTAGCATCGACGTAGCGCCCGGATTCCCCCGGACGCCCGGTACGTTGCCCAGCATGGCTACTGTGTCCTTAGCGGCCCTAGCAGACGCTAGATTAGCGCCCGGAGTGTTACCTGCCAGCGCAGCCTGAGTCATCAAGGAGTTCATCAGGGTCTCAGCCTGCTGAATCTGCTGTACGTAAGCAGCAAGGGAAGCAGCGCCTGCCTGAGTAACGCCACCGATTACACCGCCGCTGCCAGTGATAGGCTGGCTAGCGCTTACCTTGCCGTTAGCGAATGTGAAGGTACCGGTGTTGCCCCCAGCACCCCCTGCCGCTCCACCAGACGCGGCGGACGCGCCGGGAGGCGCTAGCGAAGTAGCTAGCGTGCCCATGCCCTGCTGGAACTGCGCGAACTGCTGTGCGCTGCCCGTAACCATCTGGATGAACTGTGAGTAAGCCTGCGTAACCTTTTGTACTTCGCCAAGCGTGTTAGAAGTACTTAGGGTCAGAGCGTTCATGGCCGAAGCAGCGCCACCGATGGCAGGGGACATCGCCTGGAAGCCCACCAAGGTACCCTGAATCATTACCATGTCCTGCTGCCACGCACCCTTGTTACCGTGCAAAGCAGCAGTCTGGTCAGTAATCAATTGCTTGGTGGTGATGCCAGCAGCGTTAAGCAAACCTATAGCAGCCGTCTGGCTGCCCGTCATCTTAGTGACAGCGGCAATACCGGAGTTGTACGCCTGCATCTGGCCATTCATGGCGTCGAGGCCGGCCTTCAGGTCCTGGTAGTGCTGAAGGAGAAGTCCTGCGGACTCTCCTGCGGCACGTCCATACCTAGCCTGGAACTGCAAGATGTTTGTAGCCTGCTGGAACGTTACATTCGTGCCCCTTAGTGCACGTCCCGCCGCAGTCTGAGTCATCGCGTAATTCATGATGGCTGCCTTAGCCACATTTACGCGGTCTGAAATCTGGTTATAGCTGTTCTTGGCCGCTGCTAGGTAATCGGCTAGCGGAGCATTTTGTGCCAAGTCTTCTTGTGTCTTGACCCAGGACTGCGTTTCGTTGTCAACGTGGTGAATGGCCAGGTACAGCAGTCCTGCACCTACCGCAAGACCAGCCATTACGCCTAGGCCAATAGGTCCAAGTCCTGTGAAGGACGAGACCATGCCTAGTAGGCCCTTTCCTGCGCCCTTTGCCATACTGCCCAGGCGAGAAGTAACAGACGAACCTTCGTCTAGGGCCTTCCAAGCACCCTTAGTCTTGGTACCCATGTTACTGAAGTTACCGATAAGGGAACCCAGGCCACCGCCCAGCTTCTGGAACTTACCCCGAGTATCTTCAGATGCCGCAGCCGCATCCTTAAGGCCCGCTTCGCCTTCCTTGGTGCGGTCGCTTAGGTTAGTCATGCTGGCGGAAAGGTTAGTCGCCTCCTCTGCGCCATTCTTCAGCTTTGCGCCCGCAGCGTTAGTAGCTGAAGCTAGGTTGTTGGTGGCCTCCGCAGCCTCACGCTCAGAATCAGCGAAGTCAGCTACCTTAGAACGAGCACTAGCAAATCCCTGAAGGAATCCTCCAAGTAGGCTCCGACCTACAGTTGCCAGCAACGTGACCAAGATACCCAGGTAAACTACCGCGCCGTGAAGCTTAAGGCCAAATCCAACAATTGCCTGGAATAGCGGTGAACCTGTGATGTCTTCAACAATCTTAAGGAATGCTGTTCCAAGACCCAGCAGGATTTCAGCGTAGTGAGGCACTACCTTACCCAGGTTACCCAAGATTCCCAGGAAGTTACCGATAGCCGTGCCCAGCTCGTAGAACATCTTCGCGCCACCGGACAAGAAGTTGCCGAAGCCGTTCTTAAGCGCCACAGTGGCACGAGCACCGAGCTTGTCTACAAGCGGATTCATCTGCTTCAGGAAGCCAACGAATGCCCCGGAGCGAGCGTTGACCACGTTGATTGCGTCACCAAGAAGCTGCCATACCGCAGGACGAACAGCAGCCTGCATGTTGTCACTAAATAGCTTTGTCTCGCCCTTGAAGTTATTGAGAGACTTGCCTGTAGCAGCAACAGCCGTTCCCATGTTCTGGAATTGAGTTACAACCGACTTAATGTCAGGAGCTGCGGCTGCACCCCATGCTGCGAATGCGATAGTTGCAGGTACCCACACAGCGATTACTTCAAAAATAGCGTCAGCAAGCAAGTGCCAACCGCTAACGAAGCTAAGCAGGTAAGTGTCAAGCTTATTGAACATGCCGCCGAACAAGGTGACGTGGCCCATGCCCTTCAGGAAGCCACCTACCGCGCCAGTCATCAAGTTAATACTGTTAGTACCATCCCGGCCAGCACCTGCTACGGTGTCTCCGAATCGCCCTACTACACCTGTCAGGCCACTCATGTCAGCGAAGACGCTCTTAGTGCCCTGGTCCAGGGTGCCAAATTCGTGGGACGCCTTATTAACGACATTCTCAAGAGTCGCGAAATTATTTAGCAGGTTGCTAAGGCTAGCGTGCGGAGACAGGTTGGACATGCGCTCCTGAATAGCTAGAACACGCGCCATCAAATCGTCCAGGGCTACCTTAGCCTCAGAGTCACTAACGTTAGCTCGCAGGTTTAGCAGTAGCTGACGCATTCCTTCAGTCTGCGAGACTGTCTTAACTAGGAAGTTTTCCACGTCCTGGTCATTAATATCTGCCCGTAGCTTTAGCTTTTCCTGAAGAGCATTAATTAGCGTCTCTTCGCGAGTTAGTCCTTGCAGCAGCGGATTCATATCCAGCTTGATAACTACAGGCCGCGTCATGTCCTCCATCAGGAGGTCAGCTTCCTTGCGGGCTGCGGCTAGCTTAAGCAAGAACGGAGTTACGTCTCCGTCCATAGGCATGTTCTTAAGCTGCTTTTGCAGGGTAGCTACTTGGGCAATAGATGTTGCGAACTTGCGCATCATTGATGCGTCGTCCACGTCCATCGCCATATCCTTAAGGTCGTCCTTAAGGGTGTTCGCCTCACCAATAGCCTTAGCAATCTGAGCCTGAAGCTTAGTGGCGTCTGCGCCTATGTGCAGGTTACGCAGGTCCTTGGAAAGGTCCTCGAACATACCACGAGCTTGAGCAAGCTTTGCCATCAGCGGAGCAACATCAGCATCTGCCTTGAGATTCTTAATTTGCTTTTCAAGGCCAGCGACGAATGAGCCAACCGCTCCCAGCTTCTTGAGAGCATTAGCGTCATCAATGTTAAGCTCAGCGCCGCGCATGATAGCTGCCTTGAGCTTGTCCAGATAACCCTGCATCACAGCGACCTGACGGTCAGCCTGAGACATGTCCATATTAAACTTAACGGAGGGACGACCTAGCGCCTTTACGGCAGTTTCAAAGCGTGCTAGTTCGGCTACGGCTTCGGTCGTAACGAACTGGAGGCGCATTGCAGGATTAGCGGCCTTTACGGTAGCCATAATCTTGGCTACGGCGCTGTCTACTTGCTTAGTATTAGCGCCAATGTTAAGTTCGGGACGCAATCCTGCCATCTGCGCGCGAATCTTCGCGTCAAGCTGAGACCGGAAAGCGTCTGTAATCGGGACAACAGCAACACCGGCTTCACCGAGTATCCGGGTCACTATACACCTCCGGGCGGGAATTTAACGTCTATTTACAGTATCACAGGGTCCAATGCCAGAGTTAGGAAAGGATATCTCCTGTGCATTTGAATAGCTGGGCGCTCCAAGAATATGGAAGGGTTTGCCAAAGCATTAACCCCAGCGAAAGGTTTGCCCGCATCATCGTAACCCCACACGGAGTGCACTGATGCGCGTGTAGTACCCGGAGGCCGCACAGCATTAGACCTAGCTGTCCAGTAATTCCGGCCCTTCATGACGGGTGCGGCAGCCTTTGCGATAATTGTCATACGCTGGCTCATGTCATACATGTAGCGGCCCACAGGACCATCAGCCTCAGAAAGGAGAAATTCAATAGCCGCATCGTCAAGCTTTAGCGATACAAAATCCGCCATTGAATTCCTCCTTTTCTTATGAGCGTCCGGACCCCATGAAGTTTCCGGGAATTTCTTCATCCTTGTCAGCGTACATCCACGCGTTATTCATCATAGCCTGCATTTGCGGGCTGACTTCAACGTTTTCCGTATCAATACCCTGAACCTTTTGCCAGTGCTGTAGAGCCTGACGGGCTTCCTCTTCCTTGTCCGTCTCCATGCCTATCTTCTCAAGCATGACCATGTACTCGTCACCTTCAACAAGATGGCCACACTCATTACGGAAGTTATCTTGGATAATGCTGAATACTATGTTGCAGACTTCGCGCGGCGTGAACGAGGCGACGCCTTTACCGTGCTTACGGAGGAGTTCTCCGTCGATTCTGCGGAAGTTGACGGCGGTGTATCCGAGGAAGAACCGGGCCGCTCGGTAGGGTTTCCCGTAATAGCCTCCATGCAGACATTCACGAAGTCCAGGACTTCTTCTGCATCCGACTTAATGCGAGTAGCGTGCTTAACCCAGGCAGGGAATTCAGGGGCGTCAACCATGTCCTGGAGGATTGCCCACATCGCGCCCATAGCGCCCGAGTCGTCTGTGCTAAGGTCAGCAGCGGCTGCCCAGCGCATGAGGGGAATGATGCCGATTTCGTCGGCAAGCCTATACTCCACGCCGTCAAATTCAACGAACTTGGAACCATCGCGTGCAAACGCGGCAGGCTTGCCCTTAGCTCGCGCTTCCTTTTCAGCGGACGCAAGCTGAAGTTGAGTAAGCTCGTTCTCTTCCGTAGAAGCCACTTTAATTTCTCCGAATCATGAAGTACTGGACGTGTCACAGCTTAGTCGGTAGTAGGCTGTTCGTGTCACAATCGGAGAAGAATTCTGCAAAGCTATTTCGTGGGTGACTAAATACAGCCCCAGAGTCGTGTGGCGCGACTCTGGGGCTGTTTGTCTCAGGATTAGGTACCGGAAACGCCAGATACCGGGTAACGCTGTACGATGGACGCGGCATTCCAGGTGGACTTCATGGTCACAGCCGCTGCCACGCCGCCAGTTACGGCGAAGTCAGGCAGGATGGTACCGAAGAAGTACTGACCAGGGTTAGCGCCCTGAACACCGATGGTGCTCGGGTACAGGTAGAAGTTACGCGGCTGACCGTCCTTCGCAGCAATGTAGGTCTGCGCGGTTGCGGTGTCGTAGAAGCCGCTGAAGTCACCAGAAGCGTCCGGAAGACCGGATACCCAGATGAGGTTGGAGTCGCCAAGTGCCGTCACATCGACCTTGGCAACAGTGAAGTTAATTGTCCAGTCGGACACAAATGCCATGGGAGATGCAGCATCGGCGGGGTTTACACCGAGGTACACAATCCCATTTCGGCCGTGAATACGCGACACGGGGTCACCCTCTCGTAACTAGGTACGTTCAGATGGGCCTCGTGAGCATCCGGCGGACACGGCTCCCTCAGATTTAAGGGTAAGGGAAAAACTCTCCTCGCGCTACCCCAATTCTACAAGCGACCCGGCTTAGCTTGACTTTCTTTATCTTGAGTAACCTTAGAAATACCCTCTAGGTAGCTTTCAGCACATTCTTGAGAGCAAAGGTCCACCTCTTCGTGGACCCCTCGCCAATAAGTGCCGCACTGAGCGCACTCAAGCCAGTCCTTGTGCATTAGAAGAAGCCTAGATTATCCATTTCGTTCATCAGCCACTGCCCGTGAGCATCAAAATTCCGGTCAGCAATAGCTTCTCGCGCCTGGTTGCCCAACCCTACTCGCCTGTCTTCGTCAGCCAGTAGCCAGCGGAGCTTTTCTGTGGCGTCATCAGGGGTTGTGAAGGTAGGCAGGAACGGGAAAGTCTCGTCGCTTTCAGCCCTAGGGTCACGCAGGAACGGTAGTCCGCAAGCGGCCATTTCTACTTCCCTAGGACCCATGGCCCAGCCATCGTAGTTGTTGTGGCTTTCCCCTTCACGACGATAAAGGTTAATTCCTGCACGAGAACCCCGGTATACCCGAGCTGTCTCCGCGTTCTCCACACAGTGGTCAGGGTCGTGGCTCAAGAATTTCCTCAAGGGTGACTCAGAATCCATGGTGTCCCAGGCACTACCGCCTAGAGCTACATCCATGCCTGTGAAGTCCATGCGCTCCAGAAACTTAATCCTTGAGGGGAATGCGGTTCCCACAAAAGCGAAGTCAGACGGGTCCTCGTGCGCCTCGCCAGCGGGCTGCGGATAGTGAACAAGAGGGTGGTAGGCGTGAGGAACATAGTAAGCGGGGGCTTCCAGAGTCCGCCACTCGGCCAAGTTCATGGGGTCATTGACGAGGTTAAGGTCAGCGAATTGTCCTCGGAGATATTGTTCTCCGTCTTGGTAGGGCGACTCCGTGTGAATCAATACTACCTTGCGGCCTCGTAGGCGCATTAGCTCGAACATGCCAGCCGTCGTGTAAAAAGCTGACACGAATATCATGACATCAGGCATGAAGGTCCACACCGCGTGAGAAAGACCCTGCATGGTTAGCAGCATTGCCTGCTCGTTGTCCAGCGCTGTCTTCACTCTAAACTGGTCACAAGTAGGACACGGCCTCTGGTAGTCCCAATCACGAAGCTGAGCCTGCGCATAGAACGACAAGCGGTCATTAGTGTTGTAAGTCGCTACGACCGCCCCTTGACGTTCTAGGCCATACTTCCAGCCATTGAAAACGTCAGCTACGGAAAAGTCTGGCCCAGGATGAACCAGTAGAATACGCGGTGCCACTATCCGCTACCTCTCTTTACGCCATTATCTGAACTTCAAGGCGAGCACCGAAGTACTCCACACCACCGTAGGGAAGCCTACCATAATGCCCGACTTGAATAGGCACAGTGCTCATAACTATGCCGCCTAGCGTGGGGTCCATCTGAATGGCCATAGGTACGGAAATCTGGTCAGCCGCAGTACCTAGGTCAAGAAAAGCGTCCAGTTGCTGCTGCTCGCGGTCAGCCGTTGAGCTGTCTGACACCAGAATTAGTACGCAAAGATTAACACAAACGCCAAATTGCATTTGCCCAAGGTCGTTGAAGGTGTCAGCAAAGGTATCGCCGTACTTGATGTAGGGACTGCCAGGCAGAATTAGTGCTACAGGCCCTACTCCCTGGTCCAGTGGTTCAGCTTGCGCTCGTAGCTGCGGGTTTACGCAGTACGTCTGAATCTGGTTAGCTAGCGCTTGGCGGATTTGAGTCAGTGTTGCCACGTTGTATCTCCTCTCCAAGTACTGCTGTCATAGGTGCGGGTGGCGCAGTGGCTATAGCTGATTTAACGTTAATGGCGCGCAAGATAGCGTGAACATCACTTTGCAGGTCTTCAAGCAAAGCCGTGGCTTCTTTAATCTGCGCTGTCATATCGTTGTTCTCAGTAAGAAGCTCGTCCATCTTAGAAGTTTCCGTGTAATGCGCGATAGATTGTTCTGCGGCTACACGGTCAGCTCTCTTAGCTGCGATAAGGATTAGTGCTCCTTGCAGGCCAGCCATCATGGATAGTGACAAGTTCAGTAGGATGTAAGGGTAGTGGTCAAATCCGCCATGAAGCACGACGGTGTTCAACAGCATCCATATTGCCATGAACCCTAGGAAACTGCCAACGAAAGCCCAGGAGCCAAAGGCGTTACGCATAATGTCAGCAGCGCGTTCACCGAAGGTTAGCTGGTTGTCAGTGCGCACATGAGGGTGCATTCTCCACAGCCCCCGTCCGGTGTAAATACCTTTACCATCGCTACTCATACTCTGCCTCGTCAGTACCATTCACCATGATGGCCAGGAACCACGACTTAACCATGTCGTAAGCTCGGTGCTCCGGAAAACCAGCATCCTGCAACTTGTGATAAAACGTGGCCAGGGCAACGCACGTGGAGTCCTGAGGGTCCATCTCACCCATAATGCCCGCCATCAGGTTCTCGGCAATCTGGTTGACTTCCTCAGGGCTTAGCTCGTTGTCGTCATCTGCCATTTCAATGCCCAAGCTTCCTCTACGTGGTCAGGTACAGGGTAAGATTCACCCCAGGAAGCCATCTTACCATCAGGTAGCAATAGCGCTACATGGTCGCCGTTGTCGGTAGGAAACGAGATAAGCAGTGCTCCTTCAAGGGGTTCGCCTATTTCCAGCTGTGTATGAGTCTCAAGCTTAACGTTATCCCAAAGCTCGCCGGACGTAGCGGCTTCCAGAGTTTGCTCAACGTCTTCCCCGCCACCCGCAGCGTGAAGCATCCACACTTGTTCATCCGTTAGGCGCAATCCTGTACTAATCCACAGGTGGTTAGCTATGGCGACCGCTATACAGCAGTCATACTTTTCGTCATTGCCTGCGGTAATCCACGGGCCTTCGGACTTCTTGACGCCCACGGCAGTCTTAGGGCTTGACGGCACTGCGGCTGCTGCGTTAGCTCCTGCCGCTATCTGAGCCGCAGACCTAGCTTTTGTGCGTGCATAGAACGCAGCACTCCCTGTCTGCCGCTGCATGCTCTTAGACAACCCCCCACGCTTTCCCTGAGCAGCACTGGCATTAATAGCCATAGAACGTACTGCGGCTTTATTAGCCGCTGCTCTTTCAGCGCTAGCAAATTGGGCAGCGCTTAGACGACCGCCTACTACTTGAGTTCCGGCATTACCTTGAACAGATGCAGGCTGAGGTGCTGTGCCTGGCGGAAAAGGAGCTACCTTACCGACTTGTTGCCCTAGCTGTTGCAAGAACTTACGATTGGCAGCCTGGTTGTAAGCTTTCATTTGGGACGTGCTGTAGGCAGGTAGCGCATTAGGCGCTTTTTGCGCAGCAGTCTTCTTAGGCGCAACGAAAGGAGTCTTGGATACTCCTGCTTTAGCTGCCACTAGTCCTCCAAGTGCACGGTTTCGGGTCCCGAACTGGCAAAGCCGAACGGCATACGAGCTGGTAGCTCATTAACTCCT